GTCTGAACCAGCACCTAAACCAGACAATTTGCCGGAAGATGTACCAGTGAAACGTGTATCTAGGAACTGATAACCTAATTCCTTACCATCGGCATTGGATCCAGAACCGGAACCTCTACCAGAAGCAGGGTTGTCAGCAGTGTTTTCAGCAGTACCGTAAGTACCCTGACCGATACCGTCAATACCATTACCAAGAGCGTCTGTCTCGTATTTGTAACGCAAAGCAAATGCTAAGCCAACGGGACCACTCATAGGCTGAACACCAACGATTTCGTTAGTAATCAACTCAGGGAACGTACGACGAATCATAGGGATAAGAATCTTAGGCAAACGGAAGTCACCGGTTGCGTAAGTATCACCTTGACTGTAAGAGTTAGGGATCTGATTACCGGCAAAGCCAATACCTCCTTGAGAGGCATAAGCATTACCAAAAGCAGAACTAGTTCCACCTGCAACGTTAGCTTCGTTTAAACACCATTGCTCTTGGTTTTCCAAAAGCATGGCCGTATTAAGACGACAATGATCGTCTTCGATTGATTTTACATTGTCAGAAGAATAATCCAATACAGGACCCCATTTTTCTAACAACGCTTTAGCTCTATTGGCATCAATATAAGCTTGAGACGGTTTGATTTTATTCATAATATTATATGTGGGTTTGTTAGCACTCTTATGAGCGCTGTAAATTATTTAAAAAGGGAAAGTTACAAATTAGTATTTGTTAAGTTCACCTAAGTAAGCATTAAAGAAAGGATCTGAATCAACTTTTGATTCCTTAGATTCGGTAATCATTTCTACCGGTCTATCAACTTCCTTAGAAACAGAATTTCGTCTCTTAGCTTGCTCATGTAAAACTTCTAGATGCTCTTCGTGATTTTTATCGAACATCTTTAACGTATACTCAAAATTCTCGTTGATAAATTTAGCCGATTTATCGCCAAGAACTTTCTTAACAAATGCTGCCTGATCTTCTGAAAGATTAACACATTTTTCTTCTAATGTTAATCTTGTCTTAAGAGCTTGATTATCCTTATAAAGTTTGTTGACAATATCATTTAACTCATCAACTTTTGAAGACGATTCTTCAATTCTGTTTTTACCATCAACAATAGCTTCTTTAATAGAATTTCTCTGTAATGCAGCGTCAACAGCTAATACTTTTCTTAATTCAGATAATAAATTAGCTGATCTTTTTTGTTTAACTGCTTCATTAATACTCTTTTGTGGTACTAATTTCTCAAGATAAATATCTAAATACTTACTTACCTTATTAACAATATCAGTTTTAAACTCATTAGCTTCAGTTGTTAAAGCTTTACTGTATTTCTCAACCACCTTTATCATTTTGTCAGAGTGGTTCTTATCAATAGCCTCGACAACTTTGTCGAGTTTTTTACTATGGTCAATATCGATAGCCTCAAGTAAATGCTCGAGTTTAGCAGCATATTCATCGTCTTGCTTAACTAAAGCAGACTCGACATGCAATTTAACTTTGCTGTTAAAAGCTTCTTCAATTCTGTTTAAGGTTTCTTCTGTTAGAATTCCTTCAGCTTTTTCTTGAAGTATATCTTTGATATTTTCCATATTAATAAATTCTTTTCTTAGAAGCAATTTTTATTTTTTGCTTCATTTTATTTTCAACAACACTTTTTAAATCTACATGAGCATCTTTATAGTTACCATTAACTATATTTTTTATAAAAGATCGTATAGATTTGGTATTGCTTGTCATATAATATATATTTATGCTTTTTAACCTAATTTATCTAAAAACTTAATAACTTGTTCTTGTAAATATTCATTTATTTCTTTTTTAGGTAAGTCACTAATGCTTTTTTCAAAATTTTCATACATTTCTTCCCATCTACCGTCAGTAGATAGTATAAATTGCTTACTTTCTAAAATACCATTAACGAATGCTTTTGGGCAAGATGGGTCAGAAACACAATCAACCGCAACTAATCTCATTTCTGAAACCCTGTTAATACCAGGTCTTCCTTTTTCCTCTGTCAATTGCCCCAACGCTCTTGAACTCATACCAACTTTAACACCATCATTAATTAAACTTTTTACAATTTGACCACACGGGGTAGATAATACTTTTGATTTACCGTAAAACATATTACCCTCACTCCATAAATCAGTAACCATATGACAAGCGCGTTCAAGATCAACTTCAGCTGATGCGGGGTGGTTAAGTTCACCCATGCTTCTATTTTCTTTGACCATTTCTCTCATGTAACGGTCAACCTCTCTTTGAAGTTCGTCTTTTGGGTAAAATCTTTTATTTCTGTTAACATCATCAGACATCATGTACGGTCCTTTGATGTAAAGTGTTTGTCCAGTACCAGAACTTTTTTCTTCTATAATATATTCGAACTCTTCTTTAGGAGCAGGATTTTCTACTAGTAATTTAAAAGACATGTCATTATTATTTATTGTTTTTAACAGTTTAATTCTTTTTCGGTTAAAATTTTAAATTCAATTCCTTTATTTTTAGCCCATTTTTCTGCAGCTTCCCATTTTGCTCGATTTACTATGTATGTTTTTTGTTCATATAACATAGTGGTCTTTCTTTTATATTTTTTAGGGGTAGGCGCTTTAACTTGAGATGAAGGTTTTATTTCAATAAGGTATGTTTTATTACATGTTCGCTCTTTTATAGTAATTAAACCGTCGACAAAATATCTATGAATTTTTCCATCTAAAGGGCTCTTGTACGGTATTATTACCCCTTCGCTAATCCAAGAAATTATATTAGGGTTACAATCACACCATCTAAAAAATTTTAACTCCCACCCTGATCTATATACCGGTAAAGAGCTACCTTTATATTTTTCCCTTTGTTTAGGTTTAAAAATTCCTTGTTTAAAAGGCATATAGATATTTAAAATTATCCAATTAAGAACAAGGTCGGTTCTGCATCACCCATACCTGGAGATGCTCCAGTATATAACATTTCTTCTAATTTTTCTTTTTCATTTCTACCTTCTTCAAGTAAATCATAATTAAGAACGCCGCCTCCAAAAAGTTGAACATTACCATATTTACCTCTAACCCTACCTACAACAATTTTGGATAACGCAAGAGCATATTGATAAACCCATTCTTCCTTCACAACCCAAGAAATTGGTTTTTCTACGTAACATTCAAGTGTACCCCAAAATGTTTCATTTCCCGGTTCTGGATACATTTGCATGTATTGGGTTCTATCATTAAAGTTTATAGCTTTTTTAAGCGCTAACATTTTCTCTCTCGTATCTAACCAATTCTTTAAAACATACCAACTAATTAAATCAAAACCATAATTACCCATTGAATAAGAAAAGTATGTTTGTTGTGCTAAAGTTTGTTCAATTGTAAACAATGTATTCACCCCATCAGAAGACCCTATTTCAAATCCTCTAACTGAAACCACCTTTCTATATTCATCTAGTAAATAATCAAATGATTGGTTTAAAGCTAATTGGTCGGGTTTCAAATCACTTCCTGCTTGGAATATGTATGGATTTTGAGCTTCTCCAATAATCATTTTACTTAACCCGTATAAAGGTGCGAACTTTTTACCCTGTATATCTTCATACCTATAATTAAAATTAGGATTTAATTTTTCACTTTCTTTTGTTATCTTTTTTGAATCAACTGCAATATTTGCAGTAAAAAGCACATCAAGTCTTATGCCTTTCCCTGGGGTATAAAGATTTGAATTAAAAATTAAATACTCTCTAGTATAACCTGCATATTTTGTAAACATTTCTATAGCAATAGAAATATTTTCATAAAGTTGATCTTGATGTATTTCTACATTTACTAGAGGAGCTCCTAAAGATCTAGAAATTCTATCCGATAGTCTATTGTAACCGTCAATCCTGCTATTTAAATTAGTCGAATAAAAAGAGCTTATTGGTTCTACTTGTGTACAATCGGTATTAGACATAATAATATTTAAGCATAGTTTTCTATACTCATGGCTAAATTGTGAGTTTCTCTATTACTACCTGGTACGTAAGGGGAAATTGGTAATTTATTTATTTTTTTATTTACAGTATCAATATTAATCACCATCTTTTTTGCTTGTTCAGGTGTATAATTC